AACATCTGTAAAGTGTTGGGGGAGTGATGCAGATACTAGATGAAGTAGAGACACTGGAAGTTCTGTACAAACAGCCTGTAGAGTTCGCTAACGAAGCCCTAAAGGTGTTTTGGTTACCTGATGAGGTGAAGGTAGAGAAGGACGTACAAGACGTTCTAGTGAGCATGACAGAGGCAGAGAAGCATGGCGTTATCACTACACTCAAGCTCTTCTCTCTGTATGAGCTAAAGGCAGGTAGTGGTTATTGGGGGGGATGGTTCTTTAACACATTCAAACGCCCTGAGTTCCAGCGTATGGCATCTGTGTTCAGTATGTTTGAGTTGGCTGTTCATAAACCTTTCTATACAAAGTTGAATGAACTGCTACACCTAGACAACGATGAGTTCTACCTCTCCTACCATACAGACCCTGTGTTGGCAGGGCGTATGTTGAGCATTGAGGCTTTATTGAGCGGGGAGTCTAAAGCTCTCACTATGGCTGGCTTTAGTATCATCGAAGGGGCTGTATTATACAGTAGCTTTGCCTTCCTAAAGCACTTCCAGAGTGCAGGAAAGAACAAGCTCACTAATGTAGTGCGAGGTATCAACTTCTCTGTCCGAGATGAGAACATACATAGTATGGCAGGGGCTTGGGCTTTTAAGCAGTATATGTCAGAGTGGAATCCTCACGTTTGGGTGAAGAAGGAGACAGAAGAGAAGGTAAGGGCTTTGTGTGAATCTGTCTACAGCCATGAAGAGCGTATTATTGATATGGTGTTTGAGGAGGGCAGTATTGAAGGCATTACTCCAGTGCAGATGAAGAACTTTGTGCAGAGTAGAATAAATGTTTGCCTTGAGCAACTGGGGTATGGTAAGATGTATGAAGTTGATTACAACCCGATTGCAAAGTGGTTTTACACAGGTATCAACGGGTTTGCTTTCAATGACCAGTTCTCAGGTATTAGTAATAGCTACCATCGGAATTGGGATGAATCGTCTTTTGTCTATAAGGAGTATGAGCATGAGTGAGAAATTAGATGTGAGCGGAGATTATGTGTCTCTTAGAGCTAAATCAGGATACGCCGAGGGGGTTAGCTTGTTGGCAACTTGTAAAGATAACGGGAACGGCTACACTTTCTTCTTTCCTACCTACAGTCCCTGCTACCGAGAGAACTACATCTGTATGGACTACAGTGAAGCAGCTTACGCCTATAAGATTCTAAAGCACTTCAAAAAACAAGGAGCGTTCGATGAGTGAATCAATGTACGGAAAGTTGTCCCAAGAGCGTAAAGAGCTACAGGCTAAAGGACTTGTTCCAGAGTGGATGACTACAGCAGGGTGGCAACTCTTTAAAGGGAAATACCTTTATGACACAGACGAAGCAGTGTACGGACAATACAAGCGTATTGCTAAAGCCGCAGCGGTACACTTGGAAGGTACGCCTTTCCACGAAGCAGCAGAAGAGAAGTTCTTTGATTTGTTTTGGAAAGGTTGGCTATCTCCTTCTACTCCTGTGCTTGCTAATATGGGGACTAATCGTGGGCTTCCAGTAGCCTGTTCGGGAGGATACATTGAAGACAGTATTGATGGATTTTATTCAGCAAGGCATGAAACTGCTAGTCTCACTAAGTATGGCTTTGGTACTTCTGGCTATCTTGGTGATGTCCGTCCTCGCGGTAGCAATATCTCTGTTGGTGGGAAAGCTAGTGGAGTTGTTCCTGTCTTTAAAGGCTTCGTTCAAGATATGCGGGATGTGGCACAAGGCACGGCTCGCAGAGGAGCTTGGGCTGGATACCTCCCTATTGACCATGCTGATTTTGATGAGCTTGCTGATTTCGTTATGGCTGAGCCTGATGATGCCAATGTAGGGTGGATTGTTACACAGGAGTTCATTGACAAGTTGGAGGCGCAAGACCCTGACTCTATACGCCGCTTCCAGAAGAGTTTAAAGATGAAGATGATTACAGGGCGTGGCTATTACTTCAAAGTGGACACAGCTAACAAACTACGCCCCGCCAAATACAAAGAGCTTGGGCTTGATGTAAAGGCTTCAAATCTGTGTGCGGAAATCAGCCTACATTCATCAGGTGACTACACCTTCACTTGTGTCCTGTCCTCTATGAATCTAGCTGAGTGGGATGAGTGGAAGGATACAGATGCTGTGTATTGGGCTACAATCTTCCTCGACTGTGTAGCTACAGAGTTTGTAAGGAAGGCTGAGAAGATTCCTGCTCTCAAGAAAGCTGTGGAGTTCACAAAGAAAGGACGAGCATTAGGTTTGGGTGCTTGTGGTTTTCACACCTACCTGCAAGAGCATAAGATTCCTTTTGACAGCTTGGAGGCTTCGTTCTTTAATAACACAGCATTTGAGCATATCTCTATAGTAGCTACTACGGCATCCGAGGACTTGTGTAAGGTGTTTGGTCAGACAGAGTGGGCAGATGAAGGGATGCGTAATAGCCACCTCACAGCCATTGCCCCTACTAAGTCTACAGCTTTGATTATGGGTGGCGTAAGTGAAGGTATTAACCCTGACCCTGCTCTAGCCTATACACAGCTTACAGCGGGAGGGGAGATGAATCGTGTCAATCCCATCTTGCTGAAACTAATGCGAGAGAAAGGGATTTACAACAAGAAGCACATTCAAGAGGTAGTGGATGCTAATGGTAGTGTACAGGGTGTAGGTTGGCTCACGGAGGAAGAGAAGGGCTATCTCAAGACAGCCTTTGAGATAAACCAAGAGACAGTTGTACGTTATGCCGCACAGCGTCAGAAGTATGTCAGTCAGAGCCAGAGCCTCAATCTGTTCTTTGCTGCTGACGAAGATGCAGCTTGGATTAGTCACATCCATCGTGCAGCGTTTATGAACCCTAACATCATCAGCCTCTACTACATCACTACAATGAGTGGGGTGCAAGCCAGTAAGGATTGTGAGAGTTGTCAGTAACCTTAAAGGAGCTAGGTATGGAAATTGAACAGAAGCATGAAGTGATGGTGAAGGCACTCTGCAAGGATGGGATGCTTATCATGCACTCCCTCTCCCCTAAACGAGCAGATTTGATTCACATGGCTCTGGGGCTTGCGGGGGAAGTAGGAGAGCTTGTAGACGCTATCAAGAAGCATACGATATACGAGCAGAAGCTGGACGAGCATAATGTACTAGAGGAGCTAGGGGATATAGAGTTCTACCTCTCCCATCTTCGGGATATTATGAAGCTGGATAGAAAAGATGTGCTGGAGTACAATCTCTTCAAGTTGAGCCAAAGGTATCCACAACATAAGTTTAGGAACATTGATGCAGAAGAGAGAAAGGATAAGCAGTGAGTGGCTACCTAGCACTCAAGCAAGTTATCAACGATGTTTGGTTTGAGTTGTATAAAGGAGAGCCAGTAGAGGAGCTACACAAGCTTGTTAACAGAGTCAAGTATATAGCTGATGACCGTAACTGCTTTGTGTTCAACACTAAGATGGCGGATAAGGAAACTAAACGATTAGAGGAGAAGCTGAATGAACTGCAACACTTGCATCTACGGCAGACTGCATCCAGTGAAGAAGCGGGGGAAGGAGATAGGGCAGTGGGTGTGCCATGTGCATCCTCCTGTTCTTGTAGGGGAGGATGAGGAGGGTATGCCTATCCTTGAGAGGTTTAAGTTCACTATAGACCCCCTAGACCCCTGTTGTAGAGAATATAAACCAGTGATGCAATAAACAAAAGGAGAGCCGTTAAAAGCTCTCCTTCTTTATTTACTGAACAGCGATTAAGCAGGAAGCAGGGACGATATTTGAGTCTCTGTCAGTGGCACGTATGCAGTGCTTCCATCAGTCATATCTAAGTGGTAGTGGTCGTTATGCACCTCAATGTCCACGACTTGCTCAAGGTTGATATACTCAAACTCACCTGCCATGTTTGTAATCTTTGTGATTATCAAATCTGTTCTCCCCATTCTACTACAACGTCACAAGATGAGGCAGCCCCTGTGCAAGTTACTACCAAGTAATCCCCCTTGACTATAGGGAACTCGATTCTGCCCCTATAAGGGTTATCCACCAACCGAGGCACAGCAGCCTCCACAGGAACTGCTGTAACAGGTGACAGAAGAGCCGTATTAACTGCTGTAGCCTTCACTGCCGCTGGGTTCATAGCAACAGAGTCTGTCTGTACGAAAGAGCCATCTCCTAGCGTTTGAAGCGTCATCCCTGTGAAAGCTGTGGCATCCCTTGTCAACCACACTTTAAACACTGACTTTTTACTGGCATTGAAACTTATACGCGCTAGGGTGACTGTCCTAGTGTTCGTTACTCCGCCTACAGCAAGAGGGTTGTGGAGAGTAAAGATGGGGGTGTCTGTAGCGGCTGTGATTGCTTCTACATAAGCAGAACTGTATTGCTCTGTATCTGTTACCCCATTTTCAGAGGTAATGTCAGCACAGCCCACTTTGATGACTACATCATCTAAATCTCTGTGGCAGTGGTAGGCAACAGGGAGTGCTGGATTTTCCATACCTAAAGCAGTCAACATACCAAGATTGGCTATGGTGTGTACCAACGTATTGTTGATGTAGAAGAAGTAATCGCCTACACCCCTCCACTGGAACTGTATGTCATAGATGTTCCCCATCTCTACATCGAAATTAGGGACATTAGAAGTGTCTATCACTACATCTTTGACCTCCACACCTCCAGACTTCAATACGGCATACAACAATCCATCTTCTTTCAATCTGAAGAACACACCGTTCTCTACAGTCTGTAAACCCCACTCCCTCCAGCCTCTTGCCAGCTTAACAGGGCAGAATACAGCAGTGCTGAACAAGTGACCCCTATTAGGTTGATAGCGAGGACATTCCCTAGATTCTAGGATAGAGTCAGGAGATGCAACAGACCCTGTTATTACAGCCGCCCCATTAGCAGAAACAATGTTCGTAGAGGTGTAGACTTGTACACCATTCTCATACATAAACCACATCTTCGGGGATATGTCAAAAGTCCACATCCCGTGAAAGATGGACTTTGCAATAGATATTTTCTGTACGCCCCAAGCGTCTGTTATCAAGTCCCCCTTGCCTGCCATCACCCGAATAGGGTTGACTCCACCTACAGCAAAGCCATCCTCATCAGTAAGACACACAGGGTCAGAATAAGCCCCTGACAATTTCCCTCTGTTTATATCGCTCATCTTATTCCTTTATGACGGATTTCCGACACTCTCTATACTGCCCTGCCACCTCTTGTAGTTTGAGGATATGCCCCCCAAAGGAAGGGTCTGTCAAAGGGCTAGGGGCGGGACAAGAAGAGATGATAAGGGCATCGTCTTTACACTCTACCCTCTCTACAGGGCTAAAGAACCATCCCCCACCAAAGCCTATAACGATTGCCAGTAGAATCTCCATCATTCCCCCGTGATAGCTTTATTAGTGAGCGTCATCATAGCCTCGTCAGCCTTACACTCCCTATACTGCACCTCACTCCTAACCTTCTCGACAGTCTTATTGTAGATTGTCTTGTTCTCCACCCTGATAGAGGCTATCTGTGTAGCTACAGAGGCGTTTAAACGGCTTATAACAGCCTCTACAGCCATTTGTCTACTATCATCGTACCAGCCCCTACCAAACCATCCTAAAGAGGCTACAAGGGCTATTACAGCTAGTTTAGCGTAATCAGGCATCAGGCTTCTCCGTGTAATGTTTAGCAGCATGAGCAGCGATGATAAGTCCTAATGCTGTCCCAAAGCCTTGAAAGTCTCCAGAAGCTGTAGATACGAAATTATACACTAATGCAACTACCCCTGTAAAAGAGGCTAGTTTGGTGTAGCTGAATGTCTCGTTGTCCCTGCCTGTGAACCAATGCTTTATAATCGTCTTCATGGGAAGAATGTCCTGTGCCCTGACTCTGGAGAGCGTGTGGTCAGGTGAAGCCATGTGGGAGTGGCGGAGGGATGCTCACGGAATAGCTCAAGACTTTCTAGCTTGTCATCCGTCACCCACTTATTCAACTCTCCTTTGGGGTCGTAAACATCCACACCCATCCCCAACTTATGAGATGATTTAGGTGAGCCAGTTGTAGAGTCCACATCCCTGTAGCCTCCGTCCCCTGCCCCACCTTCCGAGCCACTTATCTGGCTGTTTGTGTTTGGGCAAATCCAATAAGCATACCCCATATCCCTAGCAGCTTCATGCAGTAAGCAATTGACTTGGGCTAAAAGGATGTTAGCATTAGCCATGTGACTGATAGGAGGTTGCTTCATCCCAAAATATTGGTGTAGTGTAATCAAGGTTTAATCCACCCTTTTGAAACAGCATAAGCAAAAACACCAAAAGACACTACACCTACGGTATAGAATAGCATTCCTACTACTTTCTTTCCAACCCCTTTGTACATCCTATCTTCAGCCAACTGCACAGCCTTAACAGCCGCCCTCTCTGTTATTTCCTCTATTTGTGTATTCGTGAGGTCGTGCCTCTCATACTTAGGGCAAGACATAAAGGATTCTAGGAGGTCTGGGTCGTTGTCGTAGCATCTTCTGTTGTGTTCCATTGTCTCTATCCTAGTTTAGAAAATTCTTTAGCCCACTCAACATCCTTGTGGTGTGCGCCTCGACAGTGGTTAGACTGCCAGAAGAAAATGGCGTTAATGGCATACATCAGCTTCCAGCCTTCACGGTAGCTGCGGCCTGATACGCTCTCATTTGAATGCCCACCAATGAGCGCATTGCAGAACTGTGAGAAGGCGTTAAATATGTGGCCTAGTTGGTTCATCAGTATCCCTCCAAGTCTTTATCCATGCTGTCACAGAACCATTTGATAGCGGCGTAGATGGCAGTGATGATGAGTAGATAGGTCATCACCATCCAATAGCAACAACATCAGGCTCACGCTCTGGATGGTCTGCCAGATACGTTGTGGCATCTGAGTAAGTTTTAGATGAGCCATCCACCAATACCACAGTGATAGTCTTGTCTTCAGAATTGAATGTTATTGAATCAATCATTGTATTGAATACCCCCCTGTTATGCGGAACCTAGAATTACCCGTATCAACTGCAAAGAATCTAACCCGTATTTGGTTTGTGGTAGTGTCGGCACTGACATTAACTGGCACCAAGGTAGTTGGTGACGCAATTTGTCCTCCTGCACCAGCCCCGTTAAGTAGTCTATCACTGGCGAACGTAGACGCAACTGGCAGCGACAGCAATATGATGCACTCTCCTGCCGCAGTTGGGTCTACATCGAACACCAACTGGAACTGCACCCACCCCATATTCCTCTGGAAAAAACTGGTTGAATATGTAGAACTTGTAGCGATATTTGTGTCGTTAGTCGCAGTCGGTGTCCAATTGCTTGCATACAGGTTACCGGCAGTCCCGCTGATGGTTTGGCTGGTAACAGTAGGAGTTGTGAGCGTCTTGTTGGTGAAGGTTTCTGTTCCGTCGATAGTCGCAACTGTTGCATCATAATCAGGGAACGTATAAGTCCTTGAAGCAGTATTGGTATTCGTTAGGAAGCTAGTAAATGTATTGGCGGCGTTCTTGAAGTTTATTTTGAATAGTGTGAGTCCAACCAACCCGCCTGTCGCATCTTTCCATGTGGATAGTAATGTGGCTTTAAGATTCGCCCATGTGAGCTTTTTAAGAACATTGGACGCAGCACTGTCAACAATACCTAATTCATCAGCGTCAACTGGGGTTGCCTTAGAAGTTGCGGAATTTATAGCATCTTCAACTTTATACAAAGCAGCAGCGGCAGCATCCAATCCTGTCTGCACCCTATCAGCAGCCGTAGCCACTGCGTCAGCATTTGTGCTAACTACATCAGCGTTGGTTAGGACAACATCCGCATTAGTGAGAACAACGTCAGCGTTAGTCAATACAACATCAGCATTGGTTGTTACAACATCTGCGGCAGTAGCGGCTTCGGATAGGGCAGCAGCGGCAGCACTGGCAGCAGCTTGTGCAGCGTATGTCGGAGCGTCAGCTAGAAGGGAGGATGTAGATGCGCTTACAGGTATTAGTGTACCAGCCATTATTGGTTCTCCTTATTCTGTGCATTACCCGCCACAGCACCTGTAGAAAGCCCAAGCACCCAATGTACAAACAACCTAGAGTCAGGGTCTACTTTAGCCAGAGCAAGAACCTTCCTTGCACCAGCCTCTGTAAACATTGCCTCTTGTATTTGCTTGTGTGCATTTTTATCTCTAAGGTTTACGTTTGTCAAATCCAAGCTCTTTATGATTTTCAAGCCGAGTCTTGTAATACGCTCTAGCGCAATAGATTTATAGCCTTCTTCGAGAGGTTTCTGTGCAGTGAAGTATCGTTCAAAAGCGTTGATAGCATCTGCACTAGACCCTTTAGGAGCTTCCGCCAATCTCGCCATAGCAACAAGGTTGTTACTATGCTCCGTAGAGATGCCTAGTCTCTTGCCATATTTATTCAGCCCTTGTTGTATGTCATCTATCTTACGGAATGCGCCAGTGCTATCATATAAGAGAGAGGATGTCCCAGCATGAAGAATAGGAGCAAGGTCTTTAGGTGCTACCCGCCCCAATTCATCAAAGAACTCCCCTGTTGCCATGCTTGTTTTTAGCTTATCCTTATTGCCACTAATTCCATACTTAGACAGAGCCATATTACCAATATCATCAGCAGAGAGTTTGAGTCTAGTGGCAGCCCCAGCAACATCTTTAATATCAGAGAAGTAGTCTTTCAAGCCGTATGCAGAGAGTACATCCTGATGCTCATTCACCATCTTGCGTACAGTGGCGGGGTCAACAACATCATCAACCGATGAGCGCATTTTAGCCAACATAGCTTGTTTAACCATATCTTGAACCTTCTCAACAGATAAGCCATGAGCTTGACCCACCTTAGAGTTGGCAAAACGCAGAACATCAGGGGCGTTGTCATATGCTCCTCTCCCCGTCAACAACCTAGCCCCAAACTCACTTGTGAACTCTGACACTTTAGCTGTCTTATTGACAGAGAAGAACTCTGACATTACGGAAAGATTTTCAAACTCTTTAAAACTCTTATAGAGAGCGTTGGCAGCAAGGAGGTCTGTAGCAGCCTCCCCTGTGGCTAGAGCTTTAGTTTCCATCACTTTTGTAATAGAACCAGCCAGCTTTCCTATCGCAGCATAACCCGCAGTACCTGCCTCTAGTGTAGATTGTAGGTTGTTCAAAGCTGAACGTGTCTCTTTAAGACTCTCAACAGTCATGCCTTTAAAACCTTCTTCCCCCACTTGCTCTTTAGTAGCCTTACCTGTCATGTAGTTGATAGAAGGTGCTACGTCTGGTGTCTTTTTTACCACTGCATATTCAGCAGCCACCAGCTTTAGAGCTTTTCTAACAGCAGGAGGTAGTGCCTCTTTACCCGCGGCAGCTTTGACATCACCAACAGAAGACACAGCCTTCTTCAACACATCTGCTGCATCAGGCGCGAAGGAAAGGTCTTTAGGGATTTTTCCATAAGCTGTATCAATCGACTGAGTAGCTGCTGTAAATACCTCTTTCATTTGACTATGAAGAACTTGAGACACTTTTCGGAAGGAGTCAGGGCCTAATGTGTTCTCTAGTTCAGTTAACTTGTTAGCAAACGCAGTTGTAAACTCCTCCTCCATCCTTGCCGTTACACCCGCAACATCCTCCCCTGATGCAGCAGCTTTAGTGATAAGCTGTGCTTGGTTAGTTACGGCTTGCTGAACAGATGCGTCCCAATCCATC